ATAGTTCCGTCTAATTTGACGTTGAATTCGCTGATGTAGATTACTTCTTCAATCATTTTGTTTAGTTTTATTTATTATACGAAGTAGGTGAGTGATATAACCCAAGAGCTATCATTTGCAAAGTCAGCATTAGTGAGTGCAGTTCCTACGCCTGCTTCAGTCACTTCACGAAGTTCAGCAGTTGTCGTTCCGCCAACACCATATCCGCTATATTGATTGGCAAATGTTACCTTGTCTAAATGAACACTCAAACTTGGATAAGCGGTTAATGTATTTGCAATAGTAAAGGGAAGTCCCGTGATAGCAGCAGCACCTGTTGATGAACCTTTGCTCGTTAAATTTGCATAACCCGTTACGGTTACCTGCCGACCAATTTTGGTATAAGTGCCCGTGTTATTTGCAAACGTAACACCCGTAGACGCACCACCAAACGATACACCCATAGTCCAAGTGCCTTCTTCGTAGTCATCAAGGGCGTTGGCTTGTGCCGTATCTCCGTTAAAGGTTAGGCCGCCATCAGGGAGGACTCTCATACGTTCGGTGAGGGATGTGTCAACCGCTGCGGCTTTTGTAGCAAATATGATTGACCCCGCTGAGCCTGTACCATTATTTGCAGTAATGTTTCCTGAGATGGCTCCCCATCTACCTATGTTTGTGTCCCCTGTTCCAAACACCACCTCGCCACCATTGCCTGCCGTTGTTGAGTCAGAGAGCAGTAATAAGCGGTTATTTTTATTGCCTATCGTTGTTGCAGTAGTCGTGGTTGCGGTTAGTGTGATTGTTGGGCTTGCGGCAGAAACGGCAAGGATGCTTGCAGGCGCACTCGTGCCGATGCCTACGTTGCCTGCTTCTGTGATACGCATACGCTCATTGTTCACGTTTTGCGTAGTCGTGGTGTTGAAGGCAAGGAAACCACCGAAAGCCGAACCTCCCGCATCAAAACCGCCAACAATTCGCCCACGAGTATTATTGCCTACGCCACCCGCTGATGTGATAGCAATTTCACCCGTATTAGCAGCATTTGTAGATACAAATCTTGATACTGTAACATCCGTTGATTGTACCTCTAACTTTATGCTTGGCGTATTCAAACCAATACCTACCGCAGCAGTTGACAAAGCAAGAGCCGAATCATTGCCCAATCCATCAGATAGGTATTTAGCCGTACCGCTTAATGGCCCGTTGTCCGTAACCTTAATAAGGCTATCGTATGTGTCCTGTGGGGTTGTCCCCGTTAATGTTGTTCCCATTTCTAATTATTCCAAGTTGTTGACCAAGTATTCCAAATTTCTTCTATCAACTGCCAAGCACCTTGCTCGTTGTTGCCGTATAGGTTTGTAGTAGGATGACCATAAGACAATGGCTGAACCATACCCCAAGAGATACTATTCGTTGCTGCTGCTTGACCCCAATAGATGTCATTGTTTGCTGCTCCTTGTCCCCAATCGCCTTGAACTCCCATTGTCTAAATAACTCTTTAACTTCACAATGTTGCTACGCTTCGGAGTGTAGGTCTGTTTCTTACCACTCATAACACCCAAGAGCTGAAGTTAGAGTCAGTATCAGGGTAAACGTCAGCGTTGTTGTTGGCGTTGTATTCGGGGAATGAGGCTTGGTTGTAGCTCATATATGTGATGAACCTGTCGGTATAATACTGCGCCAAGTCCCGTGCCTTGCCCACCAAATAGTCAACCTCAATCTTCTCTGCCGTTGTGCTATTCTCGGAATTGTGCTTGAACACCCCACCATTGCCGATGGTATAAGCAGCAAAAGGCAAGTACTCCACCATCGCGTAGTGAATCAACATCGGCTGCAAGTAGTCATTCACCAACGCCAAGTAAGGATTGGTAAGAGTATTGGCGATGATGTCGTTGCTGATTTTATCATACAACTTCGTGCCTGTATAGTTTTGCAGGTGTATCTCCTGTGCTATCTTAATAAACTGAATAAACTTGTCCGTGTCCACGTTACCGCCTATTGCGGTGTTGCGAACCAAGTCCTCTCGTTTAATCCATAATGCCGTTGCCATATCTTAATTTTTATATCCTTTTGTTGGTGTTTCAATAGGGGCGATTGCAACGAGGGGGTCATTCTGCATAGGTCGGAATCCCATACGAATGGCTTGGTTTACGTTGATAATATCCGTGCCGTTCAAAGAGCCACCTCCGTAGATGTTGCCCTCTTTAGTTAGCTTCTTGCGGTAGATTCTACGCTCCCAACGATGGTAGCAGTTGGCTCCTCCTTTGAATAACCATACGCTATATGGCTCACCTTGTGCTTCTGCTCCTCCTTTTGAACTTAATGCTTCCACATCCTCCATGCGGTAGACTCTTTTGGCAGATAGTAACGTGCGGCATAGCAAACGGCTTTCGCCTTCGGATTGTTTGCGTGTGCCTTTGGCGTAGAAGTAACGAACCTTGTATCGCTCGGTGTCTTGCTCGCTTGCCTCTTGCGCTGCAAGGTCGGTGCGTGAATTGAGATATGCCTCTACATCGTATTCTGCTGCTTCATCTTCAACAAGCTCGGCCGTGATTAGGTCAAAGTCCTTCATCAGCTCCTCCTCGCTTTCGCCAAGACTCTCAATGTTCAGTAGCAACTCTGCCGCAAGCTCATCACGCAGGAAGGGGCGGTCATCTTTCTTTGCAAATTTGACCTTCTTCTGTGCCTTCATCTGTGAGATGATAGCAGAGGAGTTGCCTGCAAAGAGAGCCTTTGCCACATCGGGGTCAAACTGAAGCATCTGCACCAAGAACGTGATGGCTTGGTCTACCGTTAGAACGCCATCCTTTACGCTCTGCATAATCTGCAAAGAGCTTGCAATCTGCGCTCCGTTGTAGGATGCATCCTTCTTGATTAAATCCTCGTTGGCTTCGCTCACTTGTACAGTTTCAATATCTTCTGTTTTAACGCCTGTTGCTTCTTCTACAACCTCTGCATCTTCTATCTCTGTTTCGGTGAACTCCAAAGGTTGGAGTGTCTTAAAGTATAGGTTTAGGCTGATGTCGTTGTAGGCCAAGATTTGGTCTATGCCGTCAATAATAATCTCCTGCTTGGGGCGAATGACAAGGTTATCCAAAAGCGTAGAAGCGGTCTTCAGCTCATCAGCGTTATTGCCTAATCCCGAATTGTCCTTGATGCCCAATAGCATAGGGCTGACAATACGATGCGAAACCATTATCTTCTGCGTTGCCTCTGAACTCAAGAATTGGTACTGCTCCGCAGCATCCGATAACTGCACAGGGTCAACCGTTGCAGCGAGGTCTTTGTTGTCGTTAAAAGCAAGGATGAACTTGCCCGAGTTTGAACTACCGCTAAACTTCGTGGCTATCTGTTGCTCAATGCTCCTGCGCTCCTCCTCACTTGGGACTCCGTTGTTGAAGTTAATCAACATGGAAGGAGCAAGACCGTTCTGAATGTTGTTGATGTGGTAGTTGGCAATCTCCTCCTCAAGTTCTGCGTATGGCAGGCCGCCTTGATAGTCAACGGGTGAGTAGTAATAGAATCCTGCTCGGTAGGGCTTGATGTATAGAATCTCCAATCCCTCTTTGCTTGTGCCAAATGCAGGGATACGCTCCGCAGTTTCTTTTCTGCTGCTCACCGCATTCCAATCCTTTGCGTAGTAGTAAGCCTCAACCTCACCGTCTTCGTTGCACCTTGCGGCTCTCAACGTCTCTACGGGGATGTGCTGCACCTCTACTATCATATTGTGGTCTTGGGAGTACACCACCTGAAAAGAGCATTGCCCCATCATAACGTAATCCGCTACCACCTTCTGCAAGCATGCTTTCGTGAACAGGCCACGCATCGCTGCGTACTCGCTCGGCTTCTTGGCAGAGTCCGTTGCATCCAAGCCCTTACCGAAGGTCATATCCATCAAAGAGTTGAGGATAGCGTTGTTGGTTGGTGAGCCGTTGTACCTGTCAATCAGATAGCCGAAGTAGTCGTTGTTGTCTCCGTATTCAACGTAGTCCTTACCCTGCACCTCTTTAACGACAGGTGTGGTATAGGAACTGAAGTTCACAACGTGGACTTTAGATGATGATGTACTCATTGTCATAGCTTGTTTCTTCGGTGTAGACGTTTTGGTTCACCGTAAATTTCTCGTAGTCTGTTTGCGAAGTTACGAATACCCTATCCCGATATATTAGATTTCCCGATGCGAATACCTTCAAGCCATAGAATCTATTGTTGACAAGGCTAAACGTGCCTGTAAGGGTCATAAAACCATTAGCAGAGGCAGCCGTAACCGCAGGTGTTGCGGTGGTGTTTGTTGATTCATCAATCAGCGCAATCGTAACGCTCGCAGGGAATGTGCGTGGTATGATTACTATTGCTTGTGGCGAGGCTGATACTTGAAGGATATGCATCTTAAATAAATAACCTTTTACTTTGGATTTGTTTGAAAATAGAAAAGGGGCTTACGCCCCTTCAACTATTCTGCCTTGCGGTAGGTTACGAGTTAGAACCCACTACAATCGTTTCAACTGCACCTGCAAGTCCTGCGAATGGATTGGCAACGGTAGCACCTGCGATGAAGTTGGCAGGAAGTTGCTCCTGTCCCTCCATTGTCAAGGTATAGCCCGATAGGTCACCCATTGCGGCACCCGTTACAATCGTTCCTCCTGTTACTTCGGCTCCGTAGTTCAGACCCATCATAAAGGCGTTGCCGTTGTAGTCTTGCACCACAACGTAAGGCCGACCATAAGCAAGCAACTTCAATTCTTTGTTGTCCTCCTTTGTCAGTTTGGTCAACGTCAAATTCAAAGTTTGCGTGAAGAAGGTAGTACCATTCTCACGGCTTGAGTTAAAGGTCTGCTCAAAAGATGAGTTGCCTTTTACAAGATATTGATAAGCAGAGAAAGTACCACTGATGTTGGTAATCTCATCGTTGGTGAGGGTTACCGTACCCAAGTCACCGAAGTCTACAAAGTACACGGCATAAATGCCACCTACTACGTCTTTACAGGGTACCGCCCTGCCTTTTGTTAAATCACAAGCCATTGTTTCTTTGTTTTATTAGAATTAAAAAAGAGGGCGAGGACATAGCCCAAGCCCCCTCTTGATTTACATTAACTCGGATTAAGAGTAAAGGACTACGTCAGCTCCGATGCCGTACTGAACTCCTGCGAAGAAGCGAAGGATTACGCGGATGTTGTCTGAACCGTCAAGGTCAGCCATATCAAGTACACGAACTTCGTTGCGCTCGTTCAAAAGACCTGTTCCGAAGAATAGGTTTGAAGCTTGAGCAGCAACCATCTTGTTTGAAGGTAAGCCGTTACACATAACAACCTTGATGCCGTCAAAGAACAAATCTCCTTGACCATACCACATTGTGCCTTTGTTGTCAACACCGTTAGCACCAAGACCTGAAGTTCCGAATCCACCAAGAGCGCGGACATAAGCCTTCGCTACGTTTTGTGGCACGAAGATTTGTAGGTCTTCTTTTCCGTAAAGGGCAGAAGGGATAGCATCAGCAACTTTACCAAGCTCGGTGATTACGTTAGCAGCAGTCACAGTGGTGGCGGTTACGTCAATAACGTCTGAGTCAGCAGTCATCAAAGAAAGGAATCCGCTAAACTCACCTGCACTTGCAGCAGTTCCGTTCCAAATGTTCTGCTCAATCTTTTGGGCAGTCTTTGCAGCAACGTGGGCGATTAGGAAGTCAGCAAAAGAAGCAGGGATGCTATCGTAGGCAGAGAAGCCCATCTGACCACCAATCCAAGAATCGTAGTAGTCCTTCTTGCAAAGCTGCAAGTTCACTTGGAATGGCTCAACCTCAAGGATGCGGTCGGTCAAAGTCAAGGTAGAAGTTGCATCAAAATCACAAGTGGCATCTTTTACGATGTCGTTTGTGTTAACCTTCTGAAGGGTGGTTTTGAAGTTTACGTTTGGAAGAATCTCAATGAGACCTTTGTCCAAAGTATTAGCAGAAAGAAGTGCAGCAGAGATATACTTGCTTGCAAATACTCCTGCATAGTTAGTGGTGATTGAAGTAGTTGTTGCCATTGTTTATTTGTTATTTATTCATTCGTGCAAGGACTCGGTCAATCGTCTTTTGGGGGCGGTTTGAACTCATCTTTTGGACTTGCTTTGTTTCGGGGTTGTGTTTGATGGGCTTCGCAGCAGGTGCGGCAGATAGTTCAGCCTTGATAGCTGACATCTCCTCCTTCTTGGCGTAGCCGCCCATCTCCTCACGCATTCCTTTCATCTCCTCACGCATCATTGCAATCTCCTCAAGAACTTTCTCAATGATTGCAACAACCGCAGGAGCTTCTTCTACTTCCTCTGCAAGTTCGGTAGGTGCTGCGGCCTCAACCTCAACTTCTACTTCCTCTGCTTCGGCAGCAGCTTCTTTGATTTCAGCGATTACGCCTTCTTCGGTGATAACGAGTACACGACCATCTTCAAGGAGGTGTTCGCCAACAGGAGCAGCAACTCGGTCATCGCCACTAATGACAAAGACTTCGTTACCTGCTTCAAATGATTCTGCCTCAAGAACGGCTCCGTTCTCAAGTGTCATTTGCTCAAACTTAACCTCGCGGATGGAGGACAGTTCGGCAAGGATGCGGTTTAGGATATTGTTTGCTTTCATATCTAACTAATTAAAGGGGTTTTGATTATTTGTAACATTTTTATAGGTCTTGCCATAGAGTATTTGTGGACTCCCATCGTGTGTTGATGGTCTGCCATTCCTCGCCTCGTATCTTCACGCTTATGCCTTGACCCACTAAAGAGCCTATCCCTTGCGCTTGGATAGTGCCATCGCAGCAGTTGGACTTGTAGGTATTGTCTTTGCACAAGCATCCACGCCTGCCACCTCTCGGTGACGCTACGGGGAGTTTCATTGGTCTATACATTGCCAAGTTCTTTTAGTTTGGATTCTGCCCAACGCTTACCTGCAAGACCGCCCCATAACAGGAATGATATTGTACCGCAGGCTTGCGTGTCGTTCTCATCGTAGTATTCTTCGGCTCTTGATAGGTACGAGTACATCCGTGTGATGGTCTCAACAGATACGGGCTTGCCCTGTGCGAGTTGCTGCGCCCTTACCTTACCAACAGGAGTAGCGCACTTGTTGCCGTTCTTCTCGTTTAGTTCAATGCCACGCTTGGCGTTGTTCTTTACCGCATCAGGGTAGTCAGAATACGAGGCCATCTCGGTGCGTGTTCCCGACTTCTTACGACCATCCCTTTTTATGATAGCGACAATCTGTGCAAGCATCAACGCTGCTTCCTGCTCCTCTATCTGTGCCATCTCTTGCTTGGCAAGGTTTAGCTTGTCCACGAAGTACCCCTCAATAGAGAAGCCTTTGACCTTTCCCGTCTTGACAAAGTTTGTCCAAATCTCAGGGTTGTTGACTTTCATAGATACCATCCAAGTGCCTACGGGCAAATCAAAACCGTACTTCTTGCTCTTGTCATGTACGTCATCTTCAATAATCCAAGACTCCACAACCGTGAGGCCGTTGATGCCTACCTCGTGTTCAAGCGTAGCGTTGTTCTGCTTGGACTTCTGAAAGAACATCTCGCTTGCTTTGCGGATGGTGGCTTCGCTGAAGTAAACATAGAACTCCTCCTCGCCTTCTGCTCGGTAGATGGGCTTGTTGGGTACGAGTGCTGCTCCCATAAGGATGCGCTTCTCATCGCTCTGCGTAGCGAACTCAACCCTTTGTGAGTTCAGCGCAATGAAGTCCTCCTCAATAGCAGGATATTCTACAAGGGAGATTGCATCAATGCCCGTGAGCAGCATGGTTTCATCAAGTATTAGTTCAATTAGTTTCATCATCCGAATGTTGCGGTTCTTACTCTTTGGCGTTGTAGTTGTTGCGAGGTCGTTACGTCACCACCCACAACGTATGCACGGATGGGTTGGCTGAACTGACCTCCTATGCTCTGTGCAAGTTGGTTCACACCACCCTGTCCTACGATGTTAAACTGCGGTGGTTGTGATGGCGCAGTAGGGGTAGATGTAGGTGTTGATGGCGTTGAGCCGCCTCCCGTAGGCTGCGCTCGGTTAATGTCACGAATTGATGCAACGGTTGTTGCTGCAAGTGCTGCCAACTGAATACCACGATTGATAGAGCCAAATGGTTCGGGTAGGGAGGTGCTATTCTTGAAGATTCCGACTGCTGCTTGCGCTGCATCTATAAGCACATTTGCTGATGCTACGGCTTTGCTATTCTTGAATAACGCACCGAGCGCACCCTGTACCGCATCAATGGACTGATTAACCATTGCGGCCTTTGCATCTTGTGCCGCCTTCTCCAATGCCGTTTGAGCATCGGTTGTCTTTTTTGTGATAGCAACAATCTCTGCTGACTGCTTCTCCTCAAGAGCAATCCTCTGCTCTGCCGACAATTCATCCAACTGAAGCAAGGCAAAGTACTTATCACGAACTGCGTTTATCTCACGTTGTTGGTCGGTGAGTAGCATCTCGTATGCCTTATCCAATGATGCGCTCTGCTGCAAATCAAAGTCTGATAATGCCTTCTCCTGCAATGCTGCAAAGGCTTCTTCGGCTTTTATCTTCTCATCGGCTGCTGCTTTCTCCTCTGCCCTTAATCCCTTTACTTCAGTACCAAGCCTGCGCTTGCGAGCGATGCTCGCCTGCTCTAACTCCAAAACACGAGCCTCTGCCTCTGCAATGGCTACCAACTGCTCCTCGTTTACCTCCGATATTCTTGACTGCGCTTTAAGAGCTGAAAGCCTCAACTTTTGGTTTGCTACTTCTTTTGCCGCCACTTCTTCTTCTAACGCTCCTGCTTTCTCTACCGCAGCGATACGTTCTTCTGTGCTTTTCGTTAGGTCATCAGCAATGAATCGTGCCTCCGCTATCTGCTTGTTGGCCTTTGCACGTTGTACGATTAGCGCACGTTCTGCATCTTCTACGTCATTTAATAATCCTGCGACTCTTGCTCCCTCTTTGGCTGCTGCTATTGCAGACTTGCCGAGTTCACCGATTGCATTGACTGCACCTGCAACCTTGTCGGTGACGTTCTCAACTCCAAGCGCAACCTTGCCTGCTGCATCGGCAGCGGTCTTCGCTGCTGCGGAGAACTCACCCTTTAACGCAAGACTGATTGCTTTACCCAAAGCAGGAAGCAGCTCAAGCAAACCTTCAACTCGGTTAAAAATGTTTTCTTTGAGGGCGTTGCCAAAGTCAATCAATGCTTGCTTCGGGTCGCTGAAGGTCTTAAATAATGCTTCTCCAAGTTTAACGAGTACATCCGTCAGTTTGCCAACGACTGCGCCAAGTGCGCCAAGAACAACCGCTAATGCATCACCACCACGTTCGGTGTTCTTAAAGTAAGTGACAAGCGATGTTACTGCGACAAGCAGCGCACCCAAGCCCGTTGCGATGATTGCACCCTTGAGCGTACCAAAGGACTTTACCGCCCCACCAATACCACTCTGTAAGCTCTTGAATGCTGAGACGGCTCCGCCTGTTCGCTTGTCAAGTGCCTCAAGGCCATCTTTGATGGCATCGTTGCTCTCTTTGGCTTTGGTCTGCGTCTTGTCAGCCTCTATCCCTACGGCTTTAAGCGCAGCAATAGCGGATGTGGCATCCCCTTTAATCTCAATTATTTCAACTGCCGCCATTGTAGCTTAATATATTCGTTCCATCCTTCGGGTAGTTTGTTCTTGCCTTTGGCAATTTCAACGCAGTCACCTGCGCCAAGCCACTCATCCGAGTTTAGTATTTCAATTAAATAACTTAAATATCCTGTCTTCATACTACGTTGAGAAGTTCAAATGATGCTTTGCCTGTGGTCATATTTAGGTTGACGTTGTTTATGATGTACTTGGTGTTGTTCCAAATGATTGCATTCTGAAGGTTCAGCGTGATAATCTTGCCGATGGGTAGCACGGCTTCTACTTTGTACAACCTGCGACTTTTGGCGTATAGGTCGGTAATGTAGTCGCTCCACTCGTTGTTATATAGGCTTTGGTTTACCGATTGCAGGTGGTATGGGTCTATGTCTGCGCCAAAAGTGATAGTGTGTGATGCTGCTGCGCTTGTATAGCGGTTTGAGGTATTGGCATACCACGCAATGGTGACCTCCTCGCTTGTGGTGTCATCAGAGTTTACAAACGCAACAGGGTTTGGAGTTAGGGTGTAGTCATCAAAGTACCCATAAAACAAAATAGGTGCGCCTAAATACGGGTTGAATGTGCCATCTTCGTTTGCTTCGCTTGTTATGCTTTTGTACACAAGTACGTTAGTCAATGCGCTCGTGTCTTGGTCTGTCAGCCTTTCAAACAAGGGGCATTCAAACGGCACTTCTACAATAAACTCATCGCCATCAAAATCAAAGGTCGTGTTCAAGTCCCCAAAGCCTACATTGTTTGTCTGTTGGTATTGGAATCCAAGTATCTGCTCTGTCTCTTGGTACTTAAATTCAATCTCCCTGTAAAGCGGTGGGCGGTTCACCACATACTCGGTGATGTCTAAATAGTCTTGGTAGTCTTTGTCGCTTCCTGCTGCGTACCAATCATCCAACGGCTGAAGTAAGAAGCTCGTAGACGTGGTTGGTATGATTACCATATTGTACATTTTCAGAATCCCTGCCAAGAAGTCCTTTACCTTTATTTGGGGCATTATGTCTTGCACCACCAACTGAAAGGAGTAGGTCGCTGATAAGGTTTGGTCTACCGAGAACTCGTCTGCCGTAGCAGGTCTATTCGCTGAATACTCTGTAACTTGATAAGTCATAGACAAAGGTTGCTGCGGCCTTATGTACAACTGCACCGTGCTGCCAATGCCGTCAGAGAAGTAGGGGATGCTATGACTAACTGAACTTGATGGGTGGGCTTGTGTAAATAAAGAGCCATAAAATACCCCGTTTGAAAATAAGCCAAGCTCGTAGTTCTCGCTGACATCCTCAATAACAACAGTAACTTCATAGAAGTTTGCGGTGGTGGCAACAGTCCAAGTATCGGTACTCAAATTAAAAGCAGTCCCCGAATTGATAGCATTGAAGTTTATGAGCTGCCATTCAATATCATTGCCTCCTGAAAATAGATACCCTTCAAACCTGTGCAGCCATAACGACAAATCAACAAACGGAGTAGCACTCAAGAACGCACCCGTAAACGTGATGCCGTACTTCTGCTCCATAGCATCAAGGATAGCAGTAACCTTTAGCGCAGGCTTTAACTCATAGTAGTGGATGCCGTGTTCTTCGTTAGCATTGTGAAAGGCAATGTTTGTGTCATCGTGGTTGGAGGAGTCAGAGTCATAAACCCAATTCTTTACAGGGCTGCAAAGCGGATAAAACAACGGAGCGTAGTTGTCAGTAGTAAGCCTATCAAATACCGCCTCATCCGTGTACTCGTGGTTTAGTTCTGCAAAGTCAAGGTCGTACAAATAGTCCTCGCCAAATAAATCAGTAAGCGTTACCACATCCCCATAGAACGTCAGCGTGTAAGCATACGGCTCTGTGCCTTTTAGTTGCACGTTCTCTACCTCTATCACCCCTGTGCGGAATGGCAACGAGTTTATTTCAATTCTTGCTTCCTGTCGTAGCCTTCCATCAAACGTATTGGCAGTACTTGTGGTTGTTGCACCTGCGTTCCAAACCGTGTTAAAGGTATTCCAAGTGATGCCTATGCTATTCCACACGGGTGAGCCACCGACCTCCGTAGTGATAACGGAGCTTGTGATATTAGCGTTGTAGTAGTGCTGAAGTATCTCGTTGTTGCGTGGGCTTGCAGGAATAGTAAACCCCTGCGTAAAGTCCGTAAACACCTTGCTGATGTCCTGCACGTTCTGCACCGAGAGGTTGATGCTTATCTCCTCATCATCAAAGATGTCAAGGCGGAAGCCATTGACGTAAATATCAACCTTGTTCATCGTACCAAACTGCGCTCATCAAATCCGAAGTCAAAGGACATGGTGTAATTGATAAGCTTTGTGTTCACGCTCTTTTGGTATTCTATGGTTCCACGATTCGGAACTGCACTTACCCAATTACTATTGGTATATACCGCAACATACTCGCTCATCAGAATGTCCTCAATCGTTTCATCGTAGTCTTGGTCAACAAAGCCCGTGTTTAGAGTTAGGGTGTTGCGAGAGTTGACGTTATAGGATTGGTACTTGCCTACCTCCAATGAAGGGGTGGTAAAGCCATCATTGTAAATGCTCTTTTGGTAGGAGTCCTGCGTGAAGTTACCACGCTCATCGCTGCGCTTAAAGAACGTGATGAAGTCAGCAACTCCAAAGCGGTTAATGAACGCTACCTGCACAGGGTCGTACTTGGGTTCGCAGATTACATAGTAGCGAACTCGCCCTATCTCGTTTGGAGAGTCCTCGTTATCCAAGAGAATTACATCGTAGTAACTGCCTACGCCACCATTGCTCTGTGCGCTTGGCTTTACTTCCGAAGGTAGGTTACCATTGTTCTCAAGGTTAGCAGCACCTACGCCTGCATAGATTACAAGGTCTTGCGAGTTGTTGCTTGATGGGTTGGGTGGCACGGTTCCGCCACCCCCTGTGTTTGTCAGTAACGCGGTGGCTCCACCTTTCCAAGTAATGCGGATTGCGCCCAATTCATTGGCTACGCTATTATTTAACGCAAGGGACTCGTAGTTGCCGACAAGCACCTGCCTATCTCTGCTCGTTGCAAGCACCAACTGCGATACCGCAACAGGGGCTATGTTATCACGGGTAGCCCATCCATCAGTTGTGATAAAGGCTTGAGCGTTGGAGTTTGACCACACCGCAGTTTCGGGGGCAGTTCCATTGTTAGAGTATGTCCAATCACCAAGAGGCGCAACCCACAATACCTCCGCAGGAGGACTCTGCGTGAAGCCTATGTCGTTCCATACGCTAAAGTCGTGGTAGAACTCCGAGCGTACAAGGTCGCTGATTTCGTAGTTGATTACCTCGTTGATAGAGTACGTCTTATTTAGAGTGTAGTTTGCCGTTCCCGCAGGTAAGCTCTTTGCTCCGTAGTAAATCTTTAGCTGCAATGACATCGCATCAAGCGAATCGTTTGTCAAAGCGTTATTCTTGCCCGTGATAAACAAAGGGCTACGAGCCATTGATAAGCTTGCAGGGCGTGATAAAGTAGGTGTACTCATCGTGTGGTAAATGATTTGAAGTCTTCTTCTGTTAATTGAAATGCCTCTACCAATTCAGCAGGCAGCTTCTTAAACGCCAAGCCAAAGGGAGTGCTAAAGAATTTGGTAGCGGGGATACCCTTGTTGTAGATGCTACGGGCTAATGCGAACTGAAGGCTCTGCCTCTTTACAAATTGCCCCTTCTTATTTCGTACGCCATCCAATCCCTTCTTGATAGCCCATTGGCTAAACGCCTTTGCAGGGGGCATCTTGTTGGTGTATTTGTAAGGAGACCCCTGTGCGCTTGCATAGGTGCTTTTTGCGCCCCTTACTCCCTTATCTTGATACTCGCCATAGTCATCCATTGAGAACGTCAAGGAGAACGAATTTTCCCCTGTTTGCAAATCGTAGCTTAAGGAGTTGTATAGATTCTTGCTCGCATTGCGTTTGCCTTTGGTAAGGTTGGACTTAGCCTGCTGAATAACATACCCCGCAAACTTAGCAAGCACCGCTTGTATCAAGTCCTTCCGTGCCATTTTAGCAGATGCTTATCTCGGTGTTTGCAAGCAGCACATCAAAGGTTGCAGTCCACCCTGCAAGCAGGTTCTCAAACCTCTCGCTGAAGGGAACGCAAGAAGCAGTACCATCCAACTGATAAAGGTCGGTATACAACGTACCCCTGCGCAGTTCCGTCACCACATCGTTGATTACTGCGAGTTGGGTGTTCAGTATGTTTTGCTCGTTGCTCGTGCCGTAGAACGGCTCTGCCTGCAAGCGAGGATTCTCTTTGGTCTCATCTACCAAGTCCATACAAACAATGCTTACATTCATCCGTACTATTTGTCCTTCAAATGTTGCTTGATTGATGATGATATGCGACAAGGGGAAGATGGTCTGCTTGTTTAGGTCTATGTCAAAAATATCTCCTGTCGTTACCACGTTGACTTGGCTATTGGCCTCAAGGGTATCTTTTAGCTTGGTGGTGATGTCGTAGAACTGTCTCATTTTATTGACTTTTTTATTAGGTCGTTTTCAACCTCTTGCTTTTCTTTTTCAAAGGTGAGGAAGTGTAGGCACTCGTGGAGTTGAAGTTGTGTAATTGACTCAAACTGCCTAATGTCTCCCTTAGCGAGTTGATAGATTGTTGAATACCATCCCCATCGTTTAGAGAACTGCCCTTGCTTGGAGTATTCGTTTGATTCTTCGCCTCCAAAGAGGTCAGCATAGCTTGCAGTAACTCGTTCCCTAAATGCCAAAAAAAAAGCGTTGCGCCCATAGCAACACTCATCGGGGCTTGCTTCAT